CCTCGTCGAGGGTCCTTCCAGCACATCAGGAGTTCTTATGAACCGCTTTATTTCGCTTGACCAGATCTTTCCTTGTGGGAAAGATCGCCAATCCGGTGAAGTTGTAGGTGTTAACCTCCAACTTAACGGGGTAACGTCTGAGCCTCTCTTCTTTCATTGGAAGAGAAAAGCTTGGTACGTTAACGCATCCGTGAATGCATTTCATATGCATCGTGGGATGTGCCGCGAGATAAAGTCCGTCACAAGCGGTCTGATGTCTCGTTCTAAACAACGTGAGTTGTTTAGATCGGTAGGTGATATGATTGAATTCTCTTATCGCAGCAGTGCGAAAAGTGGAAGACAGTCATTTTCCTATTCCTTGCATGTAAACATGCTTGGATGCTGGGAGGACCTCGATTCGCCTAACCCTTACCTTGCAACTCATTGGGAACTTGTTCCCTATTGTTTCAAGCTGGGTTAGAACGAATTCGACGGGGTCTACGTCTAGCCCACCCTCCGGTAGGCTCGCCCTTTTGGGGCTGGCTTCTGTGGTGGAGTGTAACTCTCAGGAGTGAGGTCTGAATTGCAAAATATTTCTTTTAGGGTCCCTGCCGTTCGAACGCACTACACCGTGTCTTCGACCGGTGTAGTAACGTATATGAACGAGCAGAGCTCTTCGAGGTTTATTTTGCGGTCTCAGTCAGGTTACACTGGCGCTCGGCCCAAGACCAAACCTATGCCCATCCATGCTTATAGTCTTAATTGCCAAGATATCACTGCAGTGCAGGAGATAGGCAATTATTTCTATTCGAATGGAAGCAAAGAGTTTGGGACTGGACCTACTTTGTCCACAACCGTCGCTGGGGCTACTTACTACCCTAGCGTCGGTTTTAATGACGTTTACAACGATGCGCTTGAGAAGCTTACGTCGAAAGTTCGTGGTGACTTAGATGTCTCCATTGACCTAGCGGAAGCTCACAAGACGCTGAAGATGTTTAACGCCGTGGAGAAGGTGATCGACTATACGCGGACATTCAGAAGGCGGTTTGGCGTCCTTAAAGTGGCCTCTAACCTTTGGTTAGAGTACACCTACGGCGTTAAGCCCCTCCTGAGTACCGTCTATGGCGCCGCAGATGAGAATCTGCGGACTGTCATAAATCGGTCACAGCGCTACTCTGCTCGTGCTAGTAGGACGATTCGGATGGAACGCGTCGTAATCAGTACGATCTGGGGCCCTATTTCCTACCCAATTGTTGGCGGGTACTTTAAGTACTCGACGACTCTTGGGGTGGATCTAAGGACCGATCAATTTGATTTGGGGCGCTGGTCATCCCTCAATCCTGTTAGTATCGCCTGGGAACTGACACCGTTTTCGTTTGTAGTAGATTGGTTCCTTAACGTAGGTGGTTACCTACGGAATATGGAAACGTATCTGCTATATGCGAATAAGTTTCGTTCTGGCTACAGGACAAACTTGAGTGTTAGCGAGCATCAAGGGCTAATTGTTGACAAACTGGTCTCGCCGGCTGAAACTCATTTCAGTCAGCACCGGTGTACTGTAAAGCACACCGATATCCAGAGGTCAATTCTTAGCTCTTATCCCGCTCCGTCCTTACCCTCGCTCAAGGCGGATTTGGGTTCGTCTCGTCTCACCTCCGCTGCGGCTTTATTGTCGCAGTTGTTGGGAAGACGTTAATCGGCATTTCGCCGGAACTTCAGCAGTAGTGATACTGTTGTCTACCTGGAGACCATTTTGGCCTCAAATATCGTCCTTGCGGACGCACTGGCGACCCCAGTAAACCACACCTTCGTTCCGATCGGCCGTGACGCGGCGGGGACGTTTTGGTTCGAAGATCAATCTCAAGCCAATGCTATTGGCTTTTGGAAGATCTCTGTCGAGCTGAAGCGTCCCCCGCCTCCCGTCGCTGGTCAGAGCTCGGCGGAGCGTACGTTTCGTGTGAAAATCGGTCTGCACGAGCCGGTTCTTGAGACACTGTCGAATTCGACTGTGTCCGGGATCCTGCCCGCGCCGATGGTTTCCTACACGCCGCGTACCTTCATCGAGTTCGTGATGCCTGAGCGTGCCTCCCTGCAGAACCGTAAGGATCTGCGTAAGATGGCTGCCAACTTGCTCGCCGAGGCGCAGGTAACTGCGTCCGTCGAACAGTTGACGTACATCTCTTAATCTACTCAGGAGAATAGATTATGAGGAAGGCGCAGTGCTCTGTGAGCACCGAGCTTCGAGTGATTGAAGCTTTGCGTACGTCTCTCGTGCCGATGGTCAGTTTTGATGACTGGTTTGCTTATGCAAACTTTGACATCGACCCTGATCGTTACAACTCGCGAGAAGCGTTTATTCGGGATTACACCTATGTCTCCTTTCTGCGCAAGTGGAAAGGTTTAAAAGACAAAAGAATAAACCCTGAGTGGACCGCTTTCTCCTCTTGGCTTGACGCTGAGAAGCTTTGCTTTCGAACAAATAGACGTTTAGAGTCTGAAGCCTCCACTGGAATTTATTCCGTGGCGCCTAGCACCATTATCGGTGCGCAGCGTAAAATTGCCCAGATCCTCGGACGTCTAGATTACGATCGTATCGCTGAGTTGTGCCGGTTTGGCGGCGGAGCTACCACTGATTTAAAACGTGGTAGCTCCCATGCCAAGAAAAGCCTCAGACCGTCCATTACCTTCGATGCGATACCGGCAGCCTGTCGCGTGCTTGCACGCGACGACTACTTAGGGTCGCTCGTCGGTCCCTTCAAGACTCTAAAAGTTCTTGAAGCAAACCGTATGGTAATGGTGCCAAAGACTGTTAAGACCCATCGCCCTATAGCGGCCGAACCCACGCTGAATAGCTTTATTCAGCAAGGAATTGGTCGTTATATACGCGAGAAGTTGCAACGGTTCGGCGTTAACCTGAATGACCAGACGATCAATCAGGTTTACGCTAGCAAGGCGCAAGATAGTGGTTTCTCTACCATTGACTTGAGCAGTGCTAGCGATACGCTTTGCACCAACCTTGTTAAGCTTCTCTTACCACGTGAGTGGTATGAGTTGCTTGACTCGGTCCGTTGCAAAAAGACGAGATATAAAGGTAAGACCTTTGTTCTCTCGAAGTTCTCTAGTATGGGCAATGCCTTTACTTTCGAATTAGAGAGCATGATATTCTATGCCCTAGTCTCCGAAGTTTGTACCGGCGGTGTTTCCTCAGTTTACGGCGATGACATTGTGGTCAAAGACTCTGATTATCAGCACACGTTGGAAATTCTAACATGGGCTGGCTTCAAAATCAATGAACTCAAGTCATATACTGCTGGCAGTCATTTTTATGAGTCTTGCGGCAAGCATTACTTTGATGGTGCGGAGGTTACTCCGTGCTACCAGAAAGATGTTTGCTCTCAACCTCATGATTATGTTCGCCTACATAATCGTCTTGTCCGCGCTAGTGTACGACTTAATCTCAGAAGTGAGTTTAAGGTCGCAATACAGCTAGTTCGAGACGATTGCCGTGTTCGCTATGGTAAGAGATGTCCAGGCGTTGGTCCCCTTGTTGAGTATGATGAATACTTTATCAAGGAGGACTTTGTTTGGACAGACCCTCTAGCGGATCGTATTCAGATACTTAGTGCTGTCACCGTCCCGGTGATTCACCGACGCGGTAGCTTTGGCTACCACGTCGCGTATCTGGGTCGAAAGCTGAGGTGCCCTTCATTTCAGTCCCCAGACCCACAAGGCCAGGTCGCTGAAACAAAAGGGTCAAAGCTTCTTGTTTACAAGAAGTACCATTGGCGTAGCGCGGGGGTTTCCCCCTAGCTACCGCTGAGACCCCCCGACCGGGGGGAATTGCGTCGCCTTAGGTAAGCGGCTGGAGAGGACTTCGTCCTTGAAATGGG